GTGCCATTAAGGGACCAGGTAGCAGAGACCAGGGTTATAAATGGTTACAGGATTTACGTGAGATTGTTATTGATCCTAAAAAGTGTCCCAACACTGCTAGAGAATTTAGTACTTACGAATTAGAAAGAGATTCAAATGGAAACTTCAAAGCTGGCTATCCCGATGGAAATGATCATGCTATGGATGCCACGAGATATTCACTTGAGTCAACTATTAGGAAAGGAGGATTTAAGCCTTGGAAGTAGATACAATGAAACGGCTGCTTAGAAACACTGATAATGAACGTACTGAGTTTGATAAGAATTTTCAGCAATCACTGAATTATTACTTTAATAAGAATGACATCACAAAACAAAATGGTGGTATTTCTAAAATTGACGAACATGGCAAGGACGATCCATTACGAAGTGCTGATAGTCGTATCAGTTCTAACTATCATCAATTGCTAGTTGATCAAGAAGCAGGTTATGTTGCTACAATTCCTCCTTCAATTGATGTTGAGGACGATAGATTAAACGAAAAGATTGATTTAACTCTTGGAGATAATTTCAATTTGAGAATGAATCAATTAGTTGTTGATGCCGCCAATGCTGGTGTTGCTTGGGTACATTATTGGATAGATAATCATGGACAATTTAGATATGGTATCGTTCCACCTGAGCAAGTAACTCCAATTTATTCAAATGACTTAGATAGAAAGTTATTAGCCGTTCGAAGATCGTACGAAGAATTAGATCCAGACAATGGTAAATATTGTCATGTTCATGAATATTGGACTGATAAAGAAATGACTGCCTTTAGATCAAACAAAAAGGATTATAGTGATTTATCGTCAATTGATGATCGATTTAGGACATTTGATATCAGTTCAGGCATCGAGTTGGGGACTGGCAGTGTTTATAAGCATGATTTCGGTCGAATACCATTCATTGCTTTTCCTAAGAATAAATATAAACGGCCCGACCTTTTAAAATATAAAGGCTTGATTGACGTTTATGACAATGTTTACAACGGATTTGTTAATGATGTGGATGATGTTCAGCAAGTTATCCTGGTACTTACTAATTATGGTGGAGAGTCTTTGAAAGAGTTTAAAAAAGCCCTCAAGGATGATAAAGCTGTGAAGTTTGACAGTATTGGTGCTGGTGATAAGTCGGGTTTGGATAAACTTACAATTGATATTCCGACTGAGGCTAGAAATTCGCTCTTAGATATTACTAAGGGTGACATTTTTGTTCATGGACAGGGAATTGATCCGACTAGCTTTGAAGCAAATAATGCTACCGGTGTGGCAATTAAGATGTTATACAGTCATTTGGAGTTAAAGGCGTCAGTTACTGAATCCTATTTTAGAGATGGAGTAAATGAACTTGTGAGAGCAATTCTGAATTGGATTCATGCTGCAGATGCTGATAGTCGCAAGATTCATCAGACCTGGACACGGACAGCCATTCATAATGATCTTGAACAAGCTCAGATTGTTTCTCAAGTTGCTAACTTTTCATCTGATGAAGCTATTGCTAAGAACAATCCCATTGTCGATGATTGGCAAGAAGAGATTAAGAACCGTCGTGATGATGAGGTTAATAGGGATGGCTATGCTAATCCTGACAATCTCAACAATTTGAATGGTGATGAAGATGACTAGGCTTAGTTATTGGGATAAACGTTATCTTAGAATTAAAGCCCAGGAACTTCAGAATACTGCCAATTATGAAAGTAATTTAAAATCAAGATTATCGGGCCTTGAATATGAATTAGAACAAGAAATGAATGTTTGGTATTCAAAATACGCTGATAATCATGATATTGACCCTGATATTGCCAGGAAGTTATTAAAAACCGTTGGTAGCACCGATTGGACTATGACTCTTGAAGAGTTTAAACAAAAGGCTATCAAGGGTGGTTATACTAAAGAACTGGATTCAGAGTATTTTAAAAGCCGAATAGCTAGGTTGCAAGATTTAGAGTCGCAACTTAAAGAAATTAGTAGTCGTTTTGCAAGTAATGAGACGGACAGTTTATCAAATAGATTAGCTGATCAGTTTCAAGAAACTTATATGGCGACTATTTTTAATACTCAGATTCAGAAAGGCAAATTAACAAGTGATTTTGCTAGATTCAATGAAGATCAGATTAAATATATTGTTAATCAGCCCTGGCACAAAGAAGATTTTTCGAAACGTATTTGGAAGAATTATCATGATGAATTGCCTAATCAGTTAGTTGATGTGATGCTACGTGGGACATTCATGGGTTACAGTCCCCAACGTATTACTAGGATGTTCCAACAAAGATTTGAAGGTATTAGAAGACATCAGATACACCGTTTAGTAATTACTGAGATGGGTCATATTGCTGAACAATCCACTTCAAAAGCCTATGAAGAATCCGGTATTGAAAAGTATCAGTATATGGCTACTTTGGAATCTCATACCTGTGATGTGTGTGCTCATCTGGACGGTGAGATATTTAAGATGTCGGATAAGAAAGATGGTATTAACTATCCTTTAATTCATCCTCATTGCCGGTGTACTACTATTCCATATATCGAGGGATTACCTGATGTTAAGGAACGTTGGGTACGTGATCCAATTACAGGTAAGGGTAAGACTGTAAAGAATCTTACGTATAAAGAATGGTATAAACAAGTATCTAAGATTAATGACGATATTAAATTCAATCAAGTTAGAACCATAATGGGCAAGTATTCACCAAGTAGGGATGAATACGAGTTGATAAAAGATACCGATGGTTTTAAGAATGATTTTAAGAGAATCAAATATATTCGAGAATCAGTTAAGGAAGATAAGAATATTGCTAATAGGGATAAAGTAGTTGATGCATATATCTCATTTAAAAATGATGGAATTTCTATAACTGGACATGCATCAATTCAGTATATGTATAGAATGAGACAAAAAAATGGACGGCTTATGTATAATTACCATTCGATAAAAAATATTTGTAGTAAGCCAGTAAATTATATTGATTCTAGAAATAATCGTCCAATCAGATATTATGATAAGATAGCCGTAGTAAAAGAAAATGGTGAAGATTTAATAGTTACATTGATTCGTCAAAGAAAAACAGGAAAGTGGTGGAAGTCGATTGAAGAAGAGTGAAAGTGATGCAATCAAAGTTTTGGAAGGTGCATTTACTGATTCCGAGTTACCAGTTTATATTTTTACAATTCAAGATTATTATGCTGACGAAACTGATCAGTTGGCTGAAGATAATCCTGAAATGGAAGATTATTTGAACGACATAATTCCTGAGTTTACTGAAGGATATGATGATACAAAACGTGAAGAGTGGCTTTATAAGCTACGCAAAATAATTAATAAAGCAAAAACATTTATACATGACTAAAGAGGCACCCAACAATTGAGTTGAGTGCTATTTTTATACCCTTTTGACCTGAGCAAGTCGTAAAAATGCTTATTTTTTATGCCTGAATCGTGGTCGCCCCACGTTAATCTAGCGAGAAGGAGTTTTAACTATGAAGAGAGAATTTTTAAAGTCATTAGATTTAAAAGATGAAGTAATCGATTCAATCATGTCTGAATATGGTAAAGGGGTTCAAGCTGATAAAGATAAACGTACAGAACTTGAAACTCAAGTTACCGAATTGACTGATCAACTTGCTACTCGTGATAAGGATATTTCAAAGCTCAAGAAGGATGCCGGTTCTAATGAGGGCCTTGCACAAAAGTACAGTGATCTTCAAGCAAAGTACAAAGAATCTGATGAGTCTTGGAAGTCCAAATTGGCTCAAACTAAATTAGATAATGCTTTGGATAACGCCTTACGTTCAGCTAAAGCCAGAGACCCTGAAACGATCCGTCCTAAGCTGGATATGGATACTATCAGCCTTTCAGATAAAGGTGAATTAATTGGACTATCAGAACAATTAGATAATTTGAAAGACAGTAGCGGCTACCTTTTTGATGAGGGAACACACACTGACTATGAGCCACATGGTGGACAAGATTTAGGCGGTCAAGGACATGAAAATGAAGAAAAATCTGTTAAAGAAATGGCTGCAGAAGCTCGAATTATTTAAATAATGGAGGAATTATAAATGAAACCAGCACAATTTACACCAGACAACGTGATGATGCGACAAGCCAAGGATGGTACAGTCCCTACTAAGTATCAAACGTTGATTCTGAAAGATATGTTACAAAATTCTAAGGTAATGCAACTTGGTAAATATGAGGAAATGGATGATCTTGAAAAGACATTTTCAATTTTAACTAAGGGTCCTGGTGCCTATTGGGTAGATGAAGGTCAAATTATCCAAACTGATAAAGCCACATACATTCCTGTGACATTACGTGCTCACAAGTTAGCGGTTATCATGCCCATTTCTCGTGAATATTTGAGTTACAAGGTAAGCGACTTCTTCGACGAAATGAAGCCTAAGATTGTTGAAGCAATGTATAAGAAGTTCGATGATGCTTCAATTATGAATATTGATAATCCTTACCCTAATTCTTTAACACAAGCTGCAACATCAAAAGGAAATGTTATCGAAGGTGCAATTAGTTATGACAATATTTTGGATGTTGAAGACAAGGTACTTCAAGGGGATTTTGAACCTAATGCATGGATTAGTAAGGCACAAAATGTCACTCAATTGAGAAATGCTGTTCATCGTGAGAATGGTACAGCCGAATATTTATATGATCGTAAAAATAATACAATTGATGGTTTACCTGCAGTTAATTTGAAATCTGAAAATATGCCAAAGGGTTCATTATTCACTGGTGATTTTGATTATCTATACTATGGAATTCCTGGAAACATTACATATAAGATTTCTGAAGATGCACAATTATCATCTATTGTTGATGAAGACGGTAAACCATTGAACTTGTTCGAACGTGATATGGTCGCTTTACGTGCAACTATGGATGTAGCCTTGATGATTGTTAAAGATGACGCCTTTGCCCAATTAAAACCAGCTAGCGTTGAAAAGGATACTAGTCATGCTAATGATCAAGAAGATGTAAAACCTACCGATGCAAATACGGTTGAAGAAATCAAGGCTTGGTTAGCAGCTCATGGCAAAACAGATCTTGAAGGTAAAACAACTAAGGCTGACTTACTAGGATTTGTAGACCAAATTCAACTATAGTGGGTGATTAAATGATTGAATTTCCAAGAAAGGAAGCTATTACAACTAAAATAGCTGTTCTGATTCCTAAAGATGGTAATGAAAATTATTCAAGCATTATTGATTTTGTGGTTAATAAAGTGGTTGGTGATGTTAGCAATTACATTCATATCCCTATTGATTCGATACCTGAAGAACTTGATATGACAATTATTTCTATGTGTGTACAAATAATTGAAACTCATGAATTGCTAACGCCTGTTGAAGATAGAAACGATGGTGTTACATCGTTATCTGAAGGGGATGTTTCTGTATCATTCAAGACACCTGCAGAAGTATATTCAACACTTCAATCAGTCAATTCGGTTACCGATAATTTCATTGTTCAACTCAATAACTTTAGGAGAATCCAACGATGAGATCGGTATTTAAAAAAATGAATGGAGTGATCGAACGTGTATGGAATGATCGAGTTACTATTACTGGTGTTAAGAATGTTAAACATGGTCCCTTCAGTGAAGATGAGGCCGTTACTATTTGTGAAAATCGACCTGGTAAAGTAATTCTGGGCAGTCTAAAAACGAGTAATCAAACTGAATTTGGAACTGATCAATATGATGCCAAATTGCTGATTGATAACAACGTCTCTATCCCAGCTGGAGCAGATATCACGGTAACTGATATAAATGGTCACGTCACTAAATATAAGCGTGCTAGTAAAGGATATCGAGGCTATGTAAGCCATCAAGAGGTAGCAATGGTCAGAGATGAAAAAGCTAAGGATGTGATCAATGATGGCATGGGGAACGATTGATGATTCTGAATTTCAAGCTTTTGCGGATAAAGTCAAAAATAAAATTGACTCCGGATTAATAAAGCAAGAGATTGAGAAGACAGCTCTTAAAGTTGGCACTCAGGCTATGAAAAGTGTTAAGTCATTAACTCCTGTCAAAGAAGGAAACCTGAGAAAGCAATGGTCAGTTATTGGACCATCTTATACAGGCAATGCTTTTGTAATTGAGCTTCAAAATAATGCTGATTACGCTTCTTATGTCGAGAATGGTCACAGACAAACACCAGGCCGATACGTTCCAGCAATCGGCAAACGTCTTAAAGCCAGTTGGGTACCTGGTCAACATATGTTAATGAAGACCATGTTTGAAATTGATGGACAGATGCCACAATTGTTATCTCCAATACTTAGAGACTTGGGGGACTTGTTTAATTGAAAGAAAGTATTGTTGAACTTATTGGTAACAGACTTGCAGAGTTGTTTCCAAGTGTTCAAATCAATAGAGAAAACCGTAAAGGTGGCTTTGAAGAGCCATCTTTTTTTATCGAAAAAGTGGATACAGGTGTGAAACCTGAACTATTTAGCATTCAAAATCGTAAGTACGCCTATCAAGTCGTTTATTTTCCTGAGATTGAGAGACCAAAGGAAAATATGGAGTCTGTTGAAGAGGTTCTTTTGGATAATTTCACCTCTTTAAAAGATTACGCAACGATTCGTAATCGAGACTTCAAACAATCTGATGACAATACCTTACAAATGACTTTTGAAGTATGGATTCGTGCATACAAGGTCGATAACACTCCTAAACAGGAGTATATGAAATTTAAGGGAGAAATTGCTAATGGCAATCGAAAGTTATAGCAAAGAATCTTTAATTAACAGCACTGGATTTAGCCCAATGGACCGAGATATTTTGAAGATCGTACTTGATGATTCAAAACAATATACCTTGTCCGCTGCTAACCGAGAAATTATTAAATTTAAGGGAGGAATCAAATAATATGGGTGGAACTTGGACAACTCAAAATAAACGCCGTCCGGGCGCTTATATCAATACAGTTGGTGCTGCACAACCTAAAGCTGATACTAGTATTGGTAGAACGTTATTAGTTAACAATGTAGTTCTTAATTGGGGAGCTAAAGGCGTTACTGAATTAAATGCTAATTCTGACTTTAAAGCACTAATTGGGGAACCGTTAGATACTCCAGAACTAGGAGCATTACGAGAGACTTTAAAGGGTGCTTTAACTGTTCTTTTCTTGAATGATAATGATGGTGAGAAAGCAACTATTGCTAATGAAGCATTACCTTGGACGTTTACTGCTAAATACCCTGGTACTAAAGGTAATGATTTACATGTGACAGTAGTTAAAGATCCTAACGATGATACTCGAGTTACCGTTTCAACAATCTACAATACTGAAATTGTTGATCAACAAGTAGTTAGAACAACTACAGCCAAAGGATTGAAATCAAACGATTATATTGACGTTGAATTCACATCCGATGAGGTACCTGGTGTAGACGAGAAGCCAGCAACTAACAAGCTAGTGGCTTTGGCAAGTTTAACTACTTATGACCTTGCTGGTGGGACAACTAAGCCGGCTGAGATAACAGATTTACTAAATGATGCGCTTGAAACGGAACAATTCAACGTTGTGACTGCAGCAGGATTTGAACCTAAAAATAATATTCATCAATTACTTGCTAAAGCAGTTCAAAGATTACGTGATGACGAAGGATATAAGATTCGTGCTGTGGTTCCCGTTTATGAAGGTGGATATGACTATGACTACGAGGGTGTATCTGTCGTTGCAAATGGTGTCGTACTTGAGGATGGATCAGTAATTGATACCACAACAGCAACTGGATATTTTGCTGGGATTTCATCTGCAACAGATTTTAGTAAGTCCTTGACTTTCTCAGAATATCCTAACGCAGTTAAAGCAAATCCAGCTCTTAATAATGAACTAACAGTTAAGGCATTAGATAACGGTTGGCTTGACGCAATCTACCCAGACGACGTGGAGCGAACCCTGTGCGCATGGCGCTTGGCGCTTGAAACGGCATCGTCGATAGACGTTGACTATCGCCTGCAGACATCCAGCGGCTATCGCTGGTTCCGCTC